TTGCCCGTAATGCACATTTTCTTTCTTTTCAGTATATAACTTGTGGAGTTTAAGGTAATAAGAACCCAACCTCATCTGTTCAAACTCAATATTGCTAATCTCATCACAAAGAATACTTGCCCCTGAGTGAATGTCTGAGTAGGTGTAACCCAAAGTAGGGAATGAATTTACAATCATTTCTGTAATTCTTTTGTCTTTGATGTAAAATTGACAAACACCTTTCCTCATCTTCTCAAAATTGCTTTTGCTGTTAATTATCGTTCGGTGTTTGTTTACCTGCAATCTGACAGTGTTGTTCTCTTGATCTACCATCCTGTATGATAGTGAAGTAGACAAAATAAACAATCTCATTAAGGCTTTCTTGAATCCGCTAGAATAACCAAACCTTGTCATTTCATCAGTCCACAGTTGTTTTCCTATTGAATTTTCATTCACACTGAACATCTCTTCATAAAGAAGTCCTCTGATAACAGATCGCGAAGGWGTTTCATTGCCAATAACATTCAAAGACTTATAGTACCTGTAGAACTTGTCAAAGAATGTCATCCTACCCTCTTTGAAGATTTCTTCTCCTATTAGTCCTTTCAAGATATCATCTGATACTAATTCTGGACTAACTATCATTTGGTCCACCATGTAAGAGTGAACAGACCTAAACGCACTTTCCTGATTCACGAAATATTCCTTAGTTGTGGAAACATGGTTTATGAATTTATCTGCTATATCCTCATTCTTTTCAACGAAAGTAGAATAATTGTAATACATCTTCCCTCTTTCTTTGATTTTCTTCTTTGAAGCCATCTTATATAATTTCTTGTTGATCTTTATTTCGTTTAATCCTTTGATAACAAATGACACGTCCTTGATATGTTCAARAATGTCATTAGTTAAAGTCAAAGGAACTAACTCCCAAGCACTTGGTTCTAAGAAAGCCAATCCTATTCTGATATAAATCATTAAATATTGAAGGTTCAGATTGTTGTCCACTCCTCCTGTTTTTGCGATAAGYTGATCAACTCCTGTTATRTCATAATTTCCGCTCAACAGATTAGAAGAAAGATCTCCAGTCTTTGGATTGAATCCTCCTGTTAATGCTCTATGAAAATATCTTCCACTTTTGGGACAGACAACATTTTCTTCTATATCACTGTATTTGGCATCAGTAAATRTGTTTAACACTGTATCACAAATGGAAATCAAAGTTGTCTTATCTATTTCAGACATTCCTGATGAAAATTTCTCTTGTTCCATCATAAGCCATTTTACATACCTAACTAAGTCATATGCCTTGAAGATTAACTTATGTTCGAACATTCCATCTACGCCTAATTCTCTGTCGAACTTAGCAGAGTTGTGGAAAGTTCTTTGTGGCGGCCTTGCTTTTCTTCCTTCCTCTGTCAATTTAGTTGTGCCTTTGAATATCGGTTGGATCATACTTTTGAGATTGGAGTGTACAACTTTTCCCATAATCGGTATTTCCTCTATTTCTAAGAATTTCAGTGATACAGATTCTTTGTTTGGCAAGACCAATGCTTTGTTCCCTCTAGCAAACATCAAATCGTCATAATTTATGATTGTGTTAGCATTAAGTTTTATTTTCATCCTAAAATTTGCYTGCCATGCCTTGTCAATCAGCATCATCATTTTTCTTCCACCAAGAAGCATCTTCATTGTTGCTGCATTGTCTATCTTTGACAAGATTTCTTGTACATACGCATATAAGCTTGATTCTAAGAATTTACCTGTGATTCTTGATGAGAAACAATTCTTAAATGCTGAAACCAATTGTCCTTTAAATTCCAATTCATCTTCTCGAGTATAGAGTGACAAGAAGTCTAATAATTCCTTGTTTGTAACAACTCTCGACAATATTCTTTCAATCTCTGGCCTTACAAAAAGTGATGTGTCTTTTCTTCCCCCAATCATAGGAAATGGATTGTCTAGGTAACTGATAGCATTCTGTGAAAGATTGATTAAGGAACCCATCTTTCTGACGTTTTCGATCTTCAGTATTCCTTGAAGGTAGCTTATCCTTTTTACGTTGGACAGACTATAGCCAGAAATCAGGACATCAGGTAAAGGTGTTAAGGCAAATCCATACATTGTGTATGGGGAGTACAGAAACATAAGAATGATGTCCAAAACATCCTGATCATTTTGGTGGAACTGGAAAAATTCAATGTTTCTTGACCGAGGTGCAGGTATAAACACTTTGTTATTCATATTCTTGTTGAGCCCTCTCAATGCTGATTTCATGCTGATCTCGTAGTTATGTTTACTCGAAAGATATCTTTCATCAAGGTTATCTTGGAGTATTTCTTCAGTCATCTTTCTCAAAGAACTTGAAAGCAGTTTTATGATGCGGAAATTCCTAATCAATGCTTGTGTCCATATGGTTGAAGATCTAGTGCAACTTGAGGTGAAACCCGAATCAATCAAAGTACTAGATTCTAGTTCATCACAAAGAATCTTAGGACCATTAGGGCTAATGGACATGATCTTTTTCAATGTCATCTCGATCGGGATACCCTTGTAATAGTGTTCTTTCAACATAGAACATCTTCCATTTGTGACTTGAGTTTGTGAAAGCTTAACAATGAGTCCCATATCCTCACCACATCTCTGAACATTCTTGATTATTCCGTTCAGTTTTTGTACATCCATAGACTTCTGAGTAAACACCCCACATGAATCATCAGAATAGGTTGTTCCAATAAAATCCTTGACACCTAATTGCATAAACATATCTTCCAGCATCAACTGAGATTGAATTCCCCATAGACCCCCTAACCAACCTTCAATTGCACCCAATTGTCCTTTTGAATAATAGATCATATCGCTCCACGTATCTTCCACTATCAAATGGATGTTACTAAAGACATAAGGCAGTGAAGTAAATTCTTCATATTCAAGCGATCCCTCAAAGTAACCGTACATATTAGCAATTTCTTCCATTATAAAATTTGTATTTTCAGGCCTTTGAGACGTATTATGACCTGAATAATCCAAAAAGAGGGAATATGTGTCCTCTTCCAATAATTTTTCTGACATTTTAAACATAATTTCTCTTCTTTCATCATCTGTCATGGTCATCATTTGTCCAGGTAAGAGTTTCATTGCCCTTTTGACCATCTCCATTGTTGAGCTAATCCAGAGCTTTAACTTGAAAGAAGCAATGCCATAAAACCTAGCAGCAATCTTTTGTTCACGTTCCTTTTCTGAGAGTTTGACTAACATATATTTTTCTATGTTTTTCTGCAGACCTTCCGACCTATGGATTACTTCAGCAATTCTAGAGGATGACCTGTATGCATTCTTTTTGATGCCCATTGGTTCAGAGAAAACATCTTCCATGTTATGAGTGATATAATAATGAATCTCTTTCTCAGAGTTACTTTCTTGTGAATAATTGTCTTTTGAGCAAGCCTTATCTATTATTCTTGACTGCAGATTCATTTCTTCACCAGGTTCCAGAAACTTGCCTAATTTCACTTCATTATATCTGCTGGTTTCAGATATCATCTGATTTATATAATTACCTCCTGCTGCCTTCATTTCTAACTGAGCACCCAAATCTTCAGGAACACTCACCAAGTTAGGGACTCTTCCGTGTTTTTTAATGTAAGCAGAAATGACTCTTTGTTTGAATAGAGATCTTAACCTCCTTATCGTGTTTTCATTAACTATGTTGTCTCGATTTGTCCGTTGTGTGTATCTACTAATCCCTTTCCCTGGTTTTGTGCTTGCAATGATCAATGTTTTCCCTATGGAAGACATTCTGATACAAACCTCAGGCTCTGATTCTTGACAGATCTCAATAAGTTTTTCTGTATGGTTGAGAGAAACATTAATCGATTCTACAACATTATCAAGAATTGGCATACTCGCTGAAAGAGTTTTCATGTCAGAAAGAAGAAGACATGTTGTTTCATAAAGACATCCCATTCCTATCCTGATATCTTCGGGTTCATACAATAGACTAGTGTAGTAATCCAAAAACTTCTTTTCAGATTCTGAC